TCTTCGCCATCTACAATAAAAGCGAAGCTCATCCCCTGGATGTCGCCTCGCTCTACTGCCGAATGTAATTCAATTGCTTTTGGATTCTTTGGGTCCAGATCCGCTTCCATATCAACTGCATAATTTGACTTCGTGAAACGAAGATTTGAATTTGCATTATTGTTGCGGCTTCGTGCCAGTGGAATGCCACTGAAATCATGATTGACTAAGAAACACACATCACGCAGCACGCTCTCTTCAACTGCTTCAGGCGCAATCTCTTCTTCAAAATATCCACCGATATTTGTGCGCTGATTAAATACAATCGGCTGTCCTACAAGAGTGATTTTTCCATCCTCTTCAGCTCTGGATTCAACCTTTCCGATAATCGTTCGGATTTCTCTATTCTTCATTGTTTCCTTCTCCTTCCTGAACTTGTGTATTTGATTCATAGTTATTAGTTGCAATCATGATTTCATCGCCGCCACGCTCTGGGCCAAGTGGCTCATAACCAAGCATTTCTCTGTATTCATCACGCGTGAAAAGGCCAAGCTCTCTTGTAGCATTCACAATGCTAACAACAGCCGAAGTGCTCTGATATTTGACTTTGTTCATGTTGGCATGAACTTCATTGCCAAATCCCAGCTCTCTTTCTGTAAATAAAAAAGCTGTAAGCGCATCCGTAATCATGATTGCGAATGGCTCCAGCTTTCCTTCGTAAATTGCTTCATATTTTTCTGAAGTGAATTTGTTTTGAACAAAATCTTCGTTTACACCGAAATAATCGAATGTGCTTTGTCTTGTTTGATTTCTAGTGTCTGCATCAATGATGTATGGCTTTGATTCGATATTTTTATAGTCAAACTTGCCATCGATGATCATCACGCCGCCATTGTTTTTTGCATCGAGATTTTCTTCGATGAATCTCTCCCTGGCTTTTGTGATATCCTCTTCCTTCATCACTCCAGCTGCAATGAGAAGGCCACGAATCAAAGCACTTGATTTGATTCCTTCAATGATGCCTTGATTCTGAGCATGCATCAGCTCAGCAATTGGAGAAAATGGTGAATTCTCATCACCATAGAGCTCATCATTGAAGTAGTGGTTTCTCAGGTGAATCAAATCTGAGTATGGCACTGTGTAGTAATGATTGTGATGCAACTCAAACCTTGCTACCTTGATTCCGTCTTTTTCAAAAAGCTTGAATCTTGTGTAATTGATTGGCCATAATGCAACGAGCTTTCCATCCTCATACTCTGGCCAAATAAACACATTATTTGATGCAAAATATAAAGCTGCGACTTTGTAGATGAAATCATATTGTGTCATGTATTTGTTTGGCTTTTTTAAAACTCTTGCAACATCTGATGTTGTTTCTGTTACTGCCACTGAATCTTTGACTTGGCGGATTGCAGTAAGTCGCATCTTGGCCAGATTCCTTGCAAGGGCATCGATGCAAGCAACTACTGCATCAATATCTAGAAGCTCACCATGAAATCTTCGATAATTCCAGCAATTGATTGAGATTGGAATGCTCTTTCCCTGATTTCTCTCCCTGGCTTCTGCTTCAGGTTTTCTTTTGAATCTGTCAAAAATGCCCATTTTTTTCTCCTTATCCGACCATGTTCAAATAATCGTTTCTGTATTTTGTGTATATTACATACGCATTCAATGCGCTAACAGTGCCATCAATTCTTCGCCTCTTTTGAAGCTTCACTGGCTCGATTGATTCAAGTGTGCCCACGGACTTCACGCCTGTGTTAGTTAGGCACCATTTGAAGATTGGATTGTTATTGTAATTTATGTTGTGCTCAGCAAGTTGAGCTCCCATTTCCTTCATTGGCATGGTCCATGTCCTTGCGCCCTGAGCTACCGCTTCCATGACATCACCGAATTCTTGATTCATCTCTTCCACCCAGTAATCAGCCATGGCTCTATCGTAGCCACCGCGCCAGATGTCGATTTGGTATTCATCGCGCATCTGCTTATACCATGCAGTTACATCTGAATACTTCACCATTTCGCCATCGCATAAAGTAAGAAGCCCACGTTCATGCCATCGCATGTACGGAGCTTCTTTTGAATTTCTTTCTTCTAACTCTTCGACTCTCGACCTTGGAAGGAAGTAATGCTGCAAGAGATATATTTTCTTATCGTTCCTTCGCCTGATCAGAAGCGATGCACATGTTAAATCTCGAACCTGTGAAAGGTCCGCGCCAGCGATTGCGTAAGTGTTACGCAACAATTCCATGTCGTAAGTCTCAGGATTTTCAATCTCTTCCCACTTCAGCCATGAAGCTGCTGAGATGTTCTTCAGGTTGAAATCCTTTGTGAGAACTGTTTTTCTGTAATTTGGTTGAACGATAGCTCTTTCAACTGCTTGGCGAAGCCTTGCAATTGATTTAACTGGGCCAAGTCCAGGATTAGCTTTAATCCAACAATCTTCTTTGAGCCATTCATCCATAGAATCAAGCTCGTAGATGAATGAAAGGAAGTGCTCATCTTCTACTTCACCATTGAGCACTTGCTCAGCGTAATCATATAATTCATCATAAATGCCATCACGGATGAAGCCGCTTGTTGTGATGGTTAAGAATAAAGGCTGCTCTCTTGATTCTGCAGAAAGAGCTTGCTTCATTACATCATAAAGATTTCTATCCTTGATTGCGTGGCATTCATCAAGTATTACCATCGAAGGATTGGCGCCATCTTGAGTATCTGAATCACTTGATAATGGTCGATATACGCCAAAGTTATATTCACAGTAAAGGTCTGATTTTCTTGATTTAATATACTTGCTAAGATATGGCGATTGCCTAACCATATTCTTGGCTTCGTTAAATACAATCTTAGCTGCATCCTTTTTGGTTGATACGCAATCAATCTCAGGACCACCTTCTTTGTCGCCAAGTAACCCATACGTGCTAAGGCCTGAAAGCAAAGTCGATTTCCCATTCTTTCGGCCCATGATGATCAGGGCTTCCTGGAAGCGCCTTTTATAATTCTTATCTACAACACCATAAAGTGCTGAAATAATTACTTTCTCATATAATTCCAGCTTTAAAGGCTTGCCGATGTGCTTGCCTTTTGATTGCTTGCAAAATGTTTCGATAAATACAATCGGACGATTTGCCAGGATTGGATCAAAGTGATATTTCTTATCTTTGCCAGCTTGGATATCAACAAGCATCTGCATTGTCTGATATACCTTGTGGCTCACCTTTGTATCACCCGATTGGATTTTCTTCCAATATTGCGATATATAATTATATTTTTTTATCTGCATTCTATAAGCTCAAGAATTCGCTCATCAAATCGCCTGACTCGATTCCTTCAGCTTCTGAGAATGTAGTTAATATCTTCATCAAAGTACTAACAGTGCCATTGGCCGCTGTAGCTGTCTTGTTATATTCTGAAATGGCTGGATTGGTGTAAATATTGCCGCGCCCTTTCACATATTCTTTTTCAACTGTCGCGCCGATTTCTTCAATCTGCTTTTCCAGATCATTCATGATTTTCATCTGCACCTGGTAGCGCTTGAATGTTGTTATGAAGAAGAAATTAGTTGAAACTCCTTTTTCTTCAGCTTTGGCCATTATCTTTTCGGCTTGCTCCTGAAGAGTCAGCTTCTCAGGTACCTCTTTTTTCTTTGGCATCGTCTCTCTCCCCCTTTGGTTTACTCAACGACTTGACTATTTGTTTTTCTCTTTCACTTAATTCCCATGTGTAAGTAATTACTTTCTCCGCTGCCGCTTTCTCCGCTGCCGCTTTCTCCGCTGCCGCTTTCTCCGCTGCCGCTTTCTCCGCTGCCGCTTTCTCTGAAATCAGGAACCCCCCCCCCGAAAATTCCTTTGCCGCATTCCTTTTGACAATCGAGCATGCCAATTTTTTCGCTCGAATCTTCATAAGAGAGCTTGAAATCAATTCCATACTTCGACAAATACGAAAGCATTGCCGCTGTCACAACTTCATCTGGATATTCATAGTGCGGCATCTCTCTTCCTTTTGTATTTTCAATATTTGCCTCGTTGATCATTTGATAAAGTTTCGGCGCTGTTCTTGCTGCAAGATTTTCAAGATTTGTCACGAAGCTTGTCAAAACTTGCGCACCATTTTCATAAGTAATTCCCACTCCAGTACATATCGCGCAGCATTTTCGCTTTGATGGAAAATTCGATGTATTTGGAGCAAATAAAAAATATTTCACATCATGATCATTGAACCACTGTTCAATTTCTGAAAGAATTGAAAATGGTGGATTATCTACAACAATCTTCCCTTTATACGATTCATTCTGATAATCGCCGCCTGGATAAAATGGCCTGAAGAACAATTCCTTTTTTAATCCATATTCTTCAGCCACCCAATCAGCCACTGCTGTATAAATATTGTCAGGCGTATAGCAATCATCTGTCGTTTTCTCTATTTCGAATTTATCAAGAAACGAATTATATTCTTCATTACCTTCTTGCTTTTCTGCATCGTTTCGATTGTGCTCTTTAAACCAGCTGGAATCAAAATCTTGAACAGAGAAGCCAGTGAGATTGATATCAAAATTTAAATCTGCCAAATCTTCAAGCTCTGCATTAACAAGATCCATATCCCATTCGCCAAGCTCACCCAGGCGATTATCAGCAAGGATATAAGCTCTTCGCTGGGTTTCATTTAGATTTTCAATGTAAACACAAGGAACTTCTTTCATCCCCAGCGCTTTGGCTGCTTCAACTCTTCCATGGCCAGCAATCAGATTAAAATCCTGATCAATCAGGCATGGTGTCAAGAATCCAAATTCTGAAATGGATTCCTGAAGCTTCTTCAGCTGATTCTTGCCATGAATCTTGGCATTATTCTTGTAAGGCTTGATTTTTGCAATCTCCACGGACTGCAATTCTTTGATGCTTCCCATTTTGCACTCTCCTTTTTCAGGTTACTCGCAAATCTATCAAAAACCCTCTTCTAAAAAGGGAAAAGTTTTTCTATTTTCTTTCAAAAATGGCCATGCTTCTTCAAATAGAAGCAAAAACCTCTATTTTTCCAAAAAACCAAGGGTTTTCAAGTTGAGGTACACGGAGT